GTCATGTCGAACGCCTGATGGAAGAGCTCTGTATAGAAAAAGCACAGGTGTACAACAAGAAGGATGCTGCGCTCCGCCATTTCACCATCGCGTTGTACGGCGTTGTGGAAACCTAAAAAGATTAGAAAAAAATCAGACGATTTTTCCTGAAAAGTGTGGTACGATGATAGTGTCACAAATGAGGAAGACCTCCATCTATCTGAAATTCCGCCCCGGTGTGCATACACCTGGCGGAGCACCCGGCAAAGCCGCCCTACACGGGGCGGTTTTGTTGTGCAAAAAAATCTCTGGAAAGGCGGCGAGTGACGTGACAGCAAAACAGAAACGCTTTGTGGACGAATATCTTGTAGACCTGAACGCCACGCAGGCCGCTATTCGGGCGGGGTATTCCCCAAAGACAGCCAAATCAATCGGGCAGCGATTATTGACTTTTGTTGACGTGAAAACGGAGATTGAAGAACAACTAGAGCGAATGCACAGCGAGCGCACTGCTGACGCGCGGGAAGTCATACTGTTTCGCGCAGAAAAAGCAGAACATCGCAAAGATTCAGCGGGACGAAACGGTCGAGGCCCTGCGGTCATTCATCGAGGGCAAGCGCGGACGGGAGACGGCATGGTGCGACTGGAATATCCCCATCCATTGGGGAGGAATGAGCGACCCCTTCCAGCCCATCGAGAAGAACATCCGGGCCAGCTACGATTGCTTGAAGCTGCTGGCGGAGACCCGCTACCCGTTCGTGGTGAGCACGAAGGGAAAGCTCGTGGCGGATGAGGAATACCTCAGCCTGCTCGAAAAATGCAACTGCGTCGTTCAGATTTCCATGGTATGCAGCAAGTACGACAAGTTGGAACCGGGAACGCCCTGATGTGGATTGTGGGAGCGGAGCCGGAAAAGAGATAGGAGAGGAGGACAATGCCAAAATGGATTGATAAGCCGTGGGAACGTCAAAAGGGCGAAAGCGAAAAAGCATTCGAGGCATTTGCGATCTACCGGGACATGGGCGAAAAACGGACCATTGTAGCGGTTTGCAAACGGTTAAAGAAAAGTAGGACTTTAATTGACCGTTGGAAGGACCGCTGGGAATGGCAGGAGCGAGTACGGGCATATGACAACGACCTCGAACGAGAGGCCAGAGCAAAGGCCATAAAGGACCGCAAAGACATGACTGCCCGGCACATCGGAATCGCCATGCAGCTGCAGAAAAAAGCCCTTGAAGCGTTGCAGGGATTATCAGTCGAAGATATGTCCCCGAAAGACATCAAGGAATACATCAAAATGGCGACGGACCTCGAACGGCTTAATCGTGAACTCACGGAGGACGAAAGAGACGGGGTAGTCTACCAGATGGAAATTGAGGATTTGGACGACATAGAAAGGGATATCTATGGTTAAAACGGTCAGGATTGTCCGGCGTTCGGAGTTGAACCGACGCAAGACAATCCCATACAAGTTCGGGGAGCCGCATAAGGAATACATTCGGCGGTGTCGTGAATGCACATACAACATCCTCGAAGGGGCCGTTCGTTCCGGCAAGACCATTGACAATGTGTTCGCCTTTGCACACGAGTTGAAAAGGACTCCGGACAAGATTCACCTTGCATCCGGCTCCACGCTCGGAAACGCAAAAATGAACATTGGAGATGCCAACGGCTTCGGCCTCGAATGGATATTTCGAGGCCAGTGCCGATGGGGCAAGTACAAGGGCATGGATGCGCTGATTATACAAGGCCCGGACACGAATTTCCGGCAGCGCATTGTCATTTTCGCAGGCTCTTTCAAGGCGGACAGTTTCAAGGGCATCCGAGGCAATTCCTACGGTATGTGGATTGCGACGGAGATTAACCTACATCATGATAATTTCATCAAAGAGGCGTTCAACCGTCAGCTCGCGGCGGTGAACAGAAAGATATTTTGGGACCTCAACCCGGAGCATCCGAAAGCACCGATATACACGGACTACCTCGACGTGTATGCGGAGAAAGCAGCAGCCGGGACCCTGTTGGGAGGATATAACTACCAGCATTTCGACATCTTCCAGAATGTCACCATCCCGCCTGGACGGCTTGAGGAGATTATCAGCCAGTACGATGAGGGCAGCATTTGGTACATAAGAGACATCTTAGGCCAAAGGACCATCGCGGAGGGCCTGATATACCCCAAAATCGCAACCAGCATAGCAGCCAAAGACCACCGATTTTTCATCCCAGCAGCAGAGGCACAGGCAATGGCCCGCGCAGGCAGCAACACCGTTCAAATGGATCGCTGGGAGGTCATTCACGAGATAAACGTCGGTATCGACTTTGGAGGCAACGGCTCCGGGCACGCCTTTGTTGCGACGGGCATGACCGAGGGATATGAAAAACTCATCGTATTACGCACAAAGCGGTACGTCGAGGGCGAAAGAGACCCCGACACCGGGCGACGGCTGGACGACATCGACCCAGAGAAACTGAGTGCGCTGTTCCTACGATTTTTCGAGGGCATTATGAGAGACTACGGATTTGTGACGAAGGTCTACGCAGACAGCGCAGAGCAGGTCCTCATCCGGGGTATCCGGAACACCCTCAACAACGCCAACTATGGCAGCACGAAGGTCGAAAACGCAAGGAAAGGCGATATAATCGGGCGAATACGGACCGTGACGACACTCGCGGCGCAGGGCCGGATATTCTACACGGAGGAATGCGAGACATTCGAGCTGGCAATCAGCATGGCGGTATGGAACCCGAAGAAGATTGAGCTGGAAAGGCTCGACGACGGAACATCCGACATTGATACACTGGACGCTTTCGAGTACACCTTCGAGAAGAGAATCAAGAAATTGTTGAGCGGTGCTGCTTGGGAGGTGACAGGAAATGGGATTTATTGATTTTGTAAGGAGGTTGACGGGCAGAATGCTACCAAAACAGAATCTTGAGAAAAAGCTGAATGTCCAGATCGCGACATCCGGGGTAATGGATAACGCGGTCCAGCTTTGGCTCAATATGTACAAGAACACTCCGCCTTGGCTGGGCGGAGAAGCCCACGTGAAGTGCCTTAATCTCCCGGCAACCATATCGGAGGAAATGGCGCGGCTCGTACTCACGGAGTTTGACATGGACATCACGGGCAGCGCGAGGGCGACATTCATCAAGGAGCAGATGGACACTGCTCTGGACAATATGAGCAACATAGTTGAAATGTGGTGTGCGCTTGGCGGCATTGTCTTAAAACCGTATGCTGCCGGGGAAGATGAAAACGGGAACCCGGACGAGATCATGGTGGATGTGGTACAGGCGAACAGATTCTTCCCGACCACATTCAACAGCAACAAGGAAGTGACCGGGGCGGTATTCGTCGATACAAAGCGTGTCGGCGATTATATTTATACCCGGTTGGAACATCACAATCTGGAAGGGGAGCATTATACGGTGGTCAACAAGGCGTTCCGCAGCGAGCGCTTGAACACCATGACGACAGAGGATGATCAGATGTCGGTGGAGCATCCGTTCATGACGGAGGTGCCGCTGGGAAGCGTGGATGAATGGCAGGGGCTTGAACCCATCGTCGAGATGGATGGCATCGAGAAGCCATTCTTCGTGTACATCAAGACACCGAGGGCAAACAATATCGACCCTCATTCTCCGCTGGGAGCGAGCGTATACTCACGGGCGGTCGAGGCCATAGAGGAAGCCGACAGACAATTCAGCCGTATCCTTTGGGAGTATGAGGCGAAGGAAGCCGCGATTGATGCGGATGAAACGCTGTTCACGACGGACCAGCGAGGCAATCCGATTCTTCCTCACGGCAAGGAGCGCCAATACAGGACATATGACTTCGGCGGAACCGAAAAGACCGGATTCATACAGGCATACAGCCCGGAGATCAGGGATTCATCCATGTTCAACGGATTGAATAAGCTCTTCCGCAATATCGAGTTCCTGTGTGGGCTGGCATACGGCACGATATCAGACACCAACGTCACAGCGAACGGCGAGCGAACGGCGACAGAAATCAAATATTCAAAGCAGAGGTCGTACACGACGGTCAGCGCCATGCAGAAAGCATGGGAGAACGGTCTGGACGACCTTATATATGTGATGAATACGATCTGCTCGCTGTACGGCATCGTCCCGGACGGAGCCATCGAGAAAACAATCACATGGGGCGACGGTGTTCTTGAAGATACGGACATCGAGTACCAGCGCCGCTGGAACATGGTCGTCGCAGGGAAACTGAAACTGGAAAAGTTTTATATGTGGTACTTCGGCTGCTCAGAGGAAGCAGCCAGAGAAATGATACCTGCGGAGCCAGCATATCCGCCAGTAGAGTAAAGGAGGTAATGTAACATGAATGGAAAACTGTACCTTAGTTCACCGTGGGGCGAGTTCTATGACGAGATGGTGGCGATGTTCGGCGAGGACCCGGCAATCAATGTCGAGTACGATGCAGAGAACCTGACCATCGTTCTCCGGGTTGAAGGGGAGGAAAAAGCGGACGCTCTGACGCAGCTCCTTCCGAAGTTCAAAACGTTCGGGAAGGTGGTAGTCAGGATTCTGGTCCTTCCGGCGAACGCGCTGGGCGACCCCAGAATCAAGCTGTTTCAGAAAGCCTTTGAAGGAAACCAGGCGTTCCGGTACACAAAGAGCGTTGAAGGCGCTGGCTTTGGTGCTGATTATGTGGTGTTTGCTAAGAAGGTGGTGCAGTTCTTCAATGACGATTTAGGCGACATCAACGGACTGAAATCAACACTCTATGAGGACATCGCGAGGGACATCTTCGAGGGCGTTGGCGGTATCTTCTTCTGTACCGATACGGAAGAGTAAGGAGGGAGCATGGAATCTGCATATATGAAGAAAGCGCGTCAGGCGGTTGTGGACTATCTGAACGCCAGAGTAGACAAAACCGACGGCAAAACATTTGATTACGATGAAACGTTTGTGGTCTGGTTCAGCAAGACGTTGCAGAACTGGAAGGCGCTTGTCAGCACCACAAATTCAGATGGCATGTATTACGAGGTTACCTATAACGGGGACAAGAAAGAGATGTATCTCGATGTCTACAAGAAGTGGGAAAACGTCGCGCTGCCGGATTAAGGAGGGCTGTATGGTTAAGGTATTCATATCACAGCCGATGAACGGCAAGACGGAAGAAGAAATTCTTACCGAAAGGGTCAAAGCTATCGAGTGCTGCAAGCGAAACTTCGGAGACGATATCGAGATTCTTGATTCATACTTCTCCGAGTACAACCCGGCGGCAGGATGCGTCCCTCTGAAATATCTGGCAAAATCGCTCGAAATTCTGGCGGATGCAGATGTGGCATACTTCACTAAAGACTGGCAGGAAGCGCGAGGATGCAGGATTGAAAACCAATGTGCCATTGAATATGGCATAGAAGTGATCGAGGACTATACGGAGGATTGATGCGATGCTTACACCCGACTATCTCGCACATTGCGCCGATCATCTTCTGGGGCTGTATGACGAGCTGGACCGGGCGATCATTGCGGATATATCCCGGCGGATAGTCAAAACGGGCGGCATCACACCGACAGCGGAACACCAGATTGATAAAGCTATGCAATCCGGTATGATTCTGGAGGACGTAACAAAGCAGGTGGCGCAGGTGTCCGGGCTTTCACAGAAGGAGGTCGAGCGGATGTTCAATGAGGCGGCTATCGTCGGCATGGAGAACGATGCTCGTCCGCTTGTTCTGAACGGCAAGGATGTCAATATCGCCTTATCCCCGGCTATGAGGCAGACGATGGAGGCAGCGATCAGCAAGACGAACGGCGACCTTCGGAATCTGACCATGACTATGGGCGCAAGCGCGTCCGGGCTGTATGAGCTGGCGGTAAATGAGGCGTATATGAAGCTGCAATCCGGCGCTTTTTCATACGATCAAGCGATACGGGATGCAATAAAACGCGCTGCCGGGGACGGCAATTACGTTTTGTATGCGTCCGGGCATCGAGATCAGTTGGATGTGGCTGTCAGGCGGTCGGTCCTTACCGGGATGAATCAGACAGCCGGGAGGCTGACAGAGCTTTACGGTGCCGATCTGGGCTGCGAATACTACGAGACATCGGCGCACGCCGGGGCGCGTCCTTCTCATGCTGAATGGCAGGGTCGAGTATTCAAAATCGAGGGAGCGACGGCGGATTATCCGAACTTCGAGGAATCAACCGGATACGGTACGGGAGAAGGGCTGTGCGGCTGGAATTGCCGACACAGCTTTTATCCTTTCTTCCCGGAGCTATCGAAGCCAGCGTATTCAAAGGAGCTGCTCGATTGGTACGATGCACCGAGATTCAAGTACAACGGCGATGAACTGACCGAATACGAAGTGTCCCAGCTCATGAGGCAGAACGAACGGGCTATCCGGGCGACAAAACGTGAGCTTGCTGGATATAAGGCGGCTGCGGATGCGGCGACGGACCCTGCGGTCAAGGCGCAAATGCAGGATGCTTTCAGCTCATCGAGCGTCCGGCTCAAAGCGCAGGAGGCAAAGTACCGCGATCTATGCGATCAGACCAACCACAAGACGGATAGCACCCGGACAGGCGTTACGGCGACGAAGGATTCTTCTGGCAGAATAGTTTCGTGGAACCGTTCTGCGGCGCAGAGCGCAAGAAGAGCGAATGAACGAGTTGAAAAAGAGGCGTTAAATGCTATACTGGAAGCAGGGAACAAGAGCGGCGCTCTCAATCCAGAGAGTAAACGCGCCGAGGAACACGCAGCCAGATATTACGGTCTCGTCCGCAGCATGAAGACGGATGTAAAGCGAATCGCGAAAGCATCAGGATTCAGTGAGGACGAGGTGCAGGAAATCAAGAACTTCGTGTTCATGGAGAAACACGATCTCGGCGGCAGTGAACCGCAATACTTCTTCCCGGACTACTCAATTGCGCAGTCATGGCAGAGGCTCGTCAACGGAACGCCAAAGCCGCATGACATAACACTCCTTGAGCATGAACGAATGGAACGGAGATTGATGAAACAGGGAATGTCGCAAGACGAAGCCCACACAATCACCTCCCAGAAGTTCAATTACAAGAAGGAGGCAAAGGAATACTATGATTCGCTTAAAGAACATCGAAAGAAGAAATAATGTCGTCAAATGCAACATCATCCCGGAAGACAGCAAGGAATCCGGGACGTTGACCGTTGATTTGAGAAAAGAGGATATTGCGTCCTATACGCTCCCGGAGGGATACGAGGACTGCACAGTTCATGTGCGGCACGCATGCACAGCTATTGTTGAGGATGCAAAGGCAGGAAAGCTGCCGAAAGAAAGATTGGTCATGTGGTACTGACCGAAATACAGAATGATGATTGCGCCGACTCCGGGCGGTGTTTTCATATACCCGGAAACCAGCAGGACAGGAGGGAAAGAATGATTACGGCAAGAGGACATCCCGAATAACCGCGAGAAACGCGCCACACGGCGCTTTCAGTTTACAGGCGAAGAAATACTCATACAACCGAATTAAAACGCTGCACGGGGCTATCACGCGACTGTGCGGCATCCTACACGGGGCGGACCTGCGGTAATGCGGTCGGCTCTTTTGTTTTGCCCAGACGCACGGCATATAAACTGCATCAGCTCCCAAGGTGTGACGGGATATAAAGACACACGCTCTCTTGCTGGCGGAGATATAAACGCCAGATAGCAGACCGGGAGTGAACCCGGATATAAACTAAATCAGCGAATAAGGAGGTAGGCGCGATGGCTTACGATTTTTTGAAGAAACTTTTTGGAACCCCGAAAGAGGGCGAGGAACCCAAGGCTATGACGTACGCAGAGCTGGAAGCTGCCATTGACGGAGACAAGGACATCAGTCTGGTGAATCTGAAAGCTGGCGGCTATGTGTCGAAGGATAAGTTCGACGCGAAGGAGACCGAACTGAAAGGGGTACAGGCGCAGCTCGCATCCGCCAACGAACAGATCAAGTCTTTCGAGGGACAGGATATCGAGGGCATCAAGTCAAAGGTTTCTGAATGGGAGACGAAGTACAACACTGACACGCAGAAGTTACAGGAGCAGCTTGCGGCGCAGGAACGCTCCCATGCCGAGGATATGTTCATGGCTGGATACCAATTCACGAGCAAGGCGGCGCGTAACGGCGTACTCGCTGAGCTTCGCGAGAAGGGCTTCAAGATCGAGAACGGGCAGCTCCTCGGAGCAAAGGACTTCATGACATCGCTCATGGAGAACGAGGAATACAAAGGAGCATTCAAAGTCGAGACTTCCGGCGGCGATGGTGGCAACGGAGGCAATGGCGACAGCGGCAATAACGGAGGTGACGGAAACAATGGTGGAGACGGCGGAAACGGAAATCAGGGCTTCCATAGCACCACCGGAAACACTTATGCCGGACAGAGCCAGCCGAGATTTTCTGCTGGAACCAATGGAGGCGTGGCGAATAATGGAAATGCTCCGCAGTTCAACTTCGGTTTCACTCATATTAGGGAGCCGGAGGGCAAATAATTGAAGGAGGAATAGAATATGCCTTTTGTTAAAGCAAATCTGAATTACGCAGACCAGTATCTCAGCGCTCTGGAACAGGAGTTCCCGTATGTGCTGTATTTCGGCGCTCTTTTCGCAACGCCGAACAACGGGAGATTCCGCTGGATTAACTCCCGGACTATCGAGATTCCGACCATCACGACTTCCGGGCGTGTAGATGGCGATCGCGATACCATCGGTACTCGCAAGCGCAACTACAACAACGCTTGGATTCCGCTGATTCTTGATAATCACAGAACGTGGCAGACCCTCGTTCATCCGCGCGACATCGACGAGACCAATCAGGTCGCTTCTATCGCGAACATCACTCGCGTTTACAACGACGAGCAGAAGTTCCCGGAAATGAACGCATACCTGATCTCCAAGCTGTACGCAGACTGGACCGATAGCACCAAGGGTAAGAAAACGGCGGACACCACCGCGCTGACTGCCGACAACGTGCTTGAGGTATTCGACCAGTTCATGCAGGAGATGGACGACAAGCGCATTCCGCGTCAGGGTCGTATCCTGTATGTTACCCCGGAGGTCCGCACCCTCATCAACAACGCGAAGCAGATTTATCGCCACATTGATGTGGCTACAACCTCTTCTGCAATCCGCAGGGGTATCACTTCCATCGACGAGGTGGAAATCCCGGCTTCCGTTCCGTCCGATATGATGAAGACGCTGTACGACTTCACCGAGGGCTGGGCTGTAGCAAGCGGAGCGCAGCAGATCAATATGCTTCTCGTTCATCCTCAGGCGGTAATCACTCCGATCTCTTACGAGTTCGCGCAGCTTGATCCGCCGTCCGCTGGCTCTCAGGGCAAGTGGGACTACTTCGAGGAGTCCTTCGAGGACGTGTTCATCCTGCCGCATAAGTACGACGCTCTGGCGTTCAACGTCAAAGGCGCTTGATGTAACGGAATAACAACGTAACGGTAACGCTCTGCTGGTGATTCGCTCCCGGCAGGACGTTTCTTTGTAAGGAGGAACGATATGCTTAGTGCAAGAAAGAGAAACCGCGTTCTTCGTATTCCCGACGAGAAGTTAGAGGAGTACAAGAAGATGGGATATACCATCACGGACGAAGAAGGCAATCTCGTTTTTGCGCCTCAGGACGATCAGGCTACCATTGCGGAGCTGAAACGCGAGAATGCGGCGCTCAAACAGAAGATTGCCGAGTATGAGCTGATTCTTACTCAGAAAGGTTTAATCGCGAAGCCGGAAGGCGAAGAAGGTGAGGCGGAGGCTGAACCTCAGAAGAAAGGCAAGACAGCAAAGACCAAGGCGGAATAATGCCGGGGAGGTGTGCGTATGACTTATGCGACATACGATTATTACACCAATGATTACTTCGGGACGGCGCTCACGGAGCAGGAATTTCCGAAGTACGCACGGCGAGCCTCGGCAGAAATGGACCACGTGACATTCGGTAGGCTCTCGAAACTATCGGCTGACGAGATCACGGATGCAATCAGGGATTGCATGTGCGATGTGGCGGAAAGGATGCACCATTTTGAAACAGCGACGGGGAGCGATATTGCTTCCGAGAACAATGATGGCTATTCCATTTCTTACCGGGATACCGGAAGCACGGACGCGCAGAAGCATGAACTGTATGCGACGATCAGAACATATCTCGCAGTCACTGGTCTGATGTACAGAGGTATATCGAAAGATGATCTGTGCGACCCGTGACATTATCCTGCTCAATAAACGGCTGGACAAGGCGAGCCGGAGAGACGTTTTCATCCCGACGCAGATTTCCGGCGTTTCTATATACGATAATCGGCAGTCATCCAGTGACGGAGGCTTCCATTCCGAAACAGAGGCTTTCAAAATCCGCATCCCCATCGGGGCGCGGGTGCAGGACGGGCGGACATACCTCCCGGAGACGCACTATGACGCGCTGACGGTGGAGGAGGCGGCAGCCCATTGGACGCTCCATAACGAGGACCTGATTATCGTGAGCGCGTCCAGATTTGAGGATGTCAATACTTCCGCGTTCGAGACTGCTGCTGTCACCACGCAACAGGCGGAAGAAATGGCGGATTCGGTCGGCTTCCAGAAAGAGCTTGTTCGTATTGTGGACTACTCGGACAACACACTCAGGGGAAGCGCTGCGGTAAAACACTGGCGGATTGGAGGTGTGTAATATGGCAATCATGCAGCCACTTAATACTGCAATTCTCAAATGGAATAGCAGGTTTGCTGCCGAAAGGAATGCTCATATCGCTCGGATGCAGCGTTTTGTTGATAGCGAGGTTCTTCGGCTCAATGACCCGTTGACACCCAAAAAGACAGGCAACCTTATCAATTCTGCCAAGACCGGGACGAAGATCGGAAGCGGAGAGATTCAGTATATTGCTCCTTATGCCCGGTATCAGTATTACAGCACATCGGAATCCCGTTCATACGACCCAAACAGGGGCGCTCGCTGGTTTGAGCGCATGAAAACCGCACACGCAAATGAAATTCTGGAAGGAGCAATGAAAGTGGAGTAGATGTAATATGGTAAATTCAATCATCGAAGGAATCACAAATTTCTTCTTGCAATGCCCGTTGTTACAAGACGGGGTTTTCCGTGTGGATGCGCTGGGCGATGCGGCGGTCGAGTATACCATTGAGACTGGTATCTTCTCCCCGGTTGTCCGCACATTCGTAAACGGGGACACAGAGCGGATATATCAGTTCAACTTTGGAAGCCGGGAGTTCTATTCGATGGATAGAATTCAGAACATCGAGAACAGCGCATTTTATGAGCAATTTGCCGAGTGGGTGGAAGAACAGAACTGGAATGAAAACTTCCCGGAAATGCCGGAGAAGTGTTCGCCGCAGTCACTTACCGTGTTGTCTCCGGGGTATCTGTATGATGCAACCATGAGAAGTGCACGGTATCAGATTCAACTGCAGTTGGAATATTACAAGGAGGTATGAGCATGCCTAGAGTAAATGTAATCAGAAGACATCAGTATGCCGACTACCTTAATGTCGGAACAGAAGCCACGCCTGAGTGGGCACTGATGGGAACGGGATTCACAACCCTCGATGAGGAGCCGAACGCACAGACTGAGAGCGTGAAATACGTCTGCGACAAAAGTGCAAGCTCGTCTGTGATCGGGTATGAGACTTCCTTCCCGTATGAAGCGGAGCAAATTCAGGAAGAGAAGGCTATTGATGCAATCTATACGATCGGCAGAAACCATTACATTGGAGCTGATGCCGAGATGGAATATTGCCGTGTGGAGCTGTGGAACAAGGCAACAGGAACAAACACGTTTGAGGCGCGAAAGTTCATCGTGTCCGTCGAAGTATCATCGTTTGCGGGCGAGAACAAGATGACCATTTCCGGCAACCTGAATGCCGTGGGCGACCCGGTGCTCGGCACATTCAACACGACAACAAAAAAATTCACAGAAGCATCGGCGTAAGAGGAAAGACGGAGGTAAGCTATGAGTAGCATCACGGTCAACGGCGTGGAACTGGAACTTGATCTGATGGACGCGGACGTAATGGAAAAGTACGAAACGCTCAATCAGGAGGTTGTTGATAAGGTAAAGGAGCCGACACAGTATCAGGGGCTTTCCAATGCGGAAGGTATGCGGCTCCAGTGCCGCCATGTCGATAATTTCTTCGACAAACTCTTTGGAGACGGTACAGCACAGAAGATTTTCGGGGGAGGAAACAATCTCGGAGTGAGACTGGATGCATTCGCGCAGGTATCCCAGATGTCGGGCGACATTGATAAGCGAGTGAACGAGCTGACCAATAAGTACGGGATTAACCGTATTGATCGCAGGAATGGTCCGCAGGATTTCCCTCGGAAACGGCAGAAGCAGAGATACAACAACCGCAGCAACTGGGGGAAATAATTGAATCTGTTGCTGGATTTGCCGCCTGAGACAGTAGAGATCGGAGGCACGGAGTACCGGATCAACACGGACTTTCGTGCCTCCATTCTGTTTGAACTTCTCATGCAGGACGATGATGTGAACGAGTACGAAAAGATCATTCAATCCCTGCAATTGTATTTCGAGGAATACCCGGAAGGTGAGGATATCGTCGATGTCTTTAAGGCTATCGTGTGGTTCTATCGCTGCGGAAGGAACGACAAGGAAAGAAAGCGAGAATCCTCCGGGGACGAAGATGGCGGCAGTAAGCCAAAAAGGGCGTATTCCTTCGACTATGACGATGAATATATCTATGCGGCATTCCGTCAGCAGTACGGTATCAACCTCGCCACAGTGAAATATCTGCACTGGTGGGAGTTCCGGGCGATGTTCAAGGCGCTCGATCACGACTGCGAGTTCGTGAAGATCATGGGATACCGGACAACGAAGATAACGAAGGACATGTCCAAGACAGAAAAAGCATTCCTGCGCAAGATGAAATCAGTCCATGCCTTGCCCGTATCAGAACGGGAACGGGAGGAAACGGACGCTTTGGTAAATGCCCTTATGAATGGCGGCGACCTTACCGGACTTCTGGGAGACGATGGAGGCAATGGTGAGCAAGGAGAAGAAGATGCAGGTTGAATGCCCGGAGTGCGGATATAAAATGCCCGTATTCTACGATAAAGACGCAGAAAGTAAGGGCGTTCATATCGCGTGCAAGGGGCGTAACTGCAAACATATTTTCGAAATCATAATAAAAAAAGGACAACAGGTTAAGTAGTGCCATTACGAGCCGATAACATCTGTTCGCCGCATGAAAGTGAGGTGCAGATCGTATGGGCTATGATGGGACATTAAAATTTGGTACAAAGATAGATACCAGTGGCTTCGGAAAGGGCATATCCGAGATCACTGGCATATCACAGTCCGGTTACGAAAAGACGACAAAGGCGTTTCTGGGTATCACTGCTGGCGTTGCGGCGATTGGTACAGCAGCAGTTAAGACAGCATCAGACTTTGATGCTGAAATGAGTAAGGTCAGCGCAATATCAGGCGCGACCGGGGAGGACTTCGACGCTCTGCGTGATAAAGCCCGTGAGATGGGTAGTAAGACGAAGTTCTCCGCGACAGAATCAGCGGAAGCCATGGAATATATGGCTATGGCTGGCTGGAAAACCGGGGATATGCTGAACGGCATCGAGGGTATTATGAACCTCGCCGCAGCCTCGGGGGAGGATTTGGCAACAACATCCGACATTGTTACGGACGCGCTGACCGCATTCGGTCTTTCTGCGCAGGACAGTGGACATTTTGCCGACATTCTGGCAGCGGCTTCATCAAACGCAAATACAAACGTCAGTATGCTCGGCGAATCCTTCAAGTACGTTGCTCCGGTTGCTGGTTCTTTGGGAATGTCGGCGGAAGATACATCCGTCGCTCTCGGATTGATGGCGAACAGCGGAATCAAGGCTTCTCAGGCAGGAACCGCGCTGAGAAGTATCCTGACCCGTATGGCAAAGCCGACGAAGCAATCTCAGGAGGCGCTGGACGCGCTGGGACTTTCGCTTACTGACGAACAAGGAAATGTAAAAGACCTCGCTACTCTCATGGGGGACATGAGGGAGGCGTTCTCGCATTGTACCGACGCAGAGAAAGCGCAGTATGCGGCATTACTCGCCGGACAGGAAGGTATGTCCGGTCTGCTGGCAATCGTCAACGCTTCCGAGGCAGATTACAATAAGCTGACCGGGGCAATCGAAAACTGCGATGGTTCCGCAGAGGAAATGGCTCTGACCATGCAGGACAACCTGCAAGGGCAGCTCACCATTCTGAAATCGGCACTGGAAGAGCTGGCAATCAGTATCGGCGACACGCTGGTCCCGACAATCCGAAAGATTGTGGGCGTTATACAGGGATGGGTAGATAAATTCAATTCGCTGGATGATGGCACCAAAGAGATGATCGTGAAGATCGCCCTTCTCGTGGCTGCAATAGGTTCGGCTCTGTTGATTGTCGCAAAGGTTGCAGATGCAATCATAAAAATCAAACAAGCATTCACTCTGCTGAGTACAGTTATATCCGTTGTCAGCGGTGCATTTAAGGCGCTCGGATCAGCAATGATGCTGAACCCGATTGGGCTGGTTATCGCAGCTATTGCCGCGCTTGTTGCGGCTTTTATCTATCTATGGAATAACAGCGAAGCATTCCGCAATTTCTGGATTGGCTTGTGGGATGGGATAAAGAATGCTGTAAGTACGGCTTGGGAAGCCATAAAGGGTTTCTTTACGTCTGCGTGGGAGTTCGTTCAGGCTATCCCAGAACGGGTTACAGAATTTGTGACCGGGATATGGGCAACAATCACCGATTTCTTCACAGGACTGTGGGAGAAGATATCCACATTCTTCACTGAACTGCCGGGCAATATCGCGGAGTTCTTCACCAACCTGATAACAACTGTGGTTGAATGGCTCGCCGGGCTGGGACAGAAAATTGCTGACTTTCTGACAGACCTGCCATACAAGATAGGCTATGCGCTCGGCGTTGTTATCGGCAATATTATTAAGTTTGGCATTGAAGTAACAAACTGGATTGTCACCAACGTGCCAATCATAATCGAGAAAATTGTTACATTCTTCTCGGAGTTGCCGGGGAAGATATGGAAATGGCTGGTTGATACGTTCAACAAAGTCGTCCAATGGGGAAAGGATACCGACGAAAGAGCAATACAGGCAGCAAGCGATATCATAAATGGTATCGTAAAATTCTTTTCGGAGCTGCCCGGTAAAATATGGACATGGTTGTCGAATGCCATACAGAACGTAGTTAAGTGGGGAAGCGAGACGCTGCAAAAAGGTAAGAAAGCTGCATCTGACTTCCTGACTTCCGTCGTGAACACAATCAAGGAGCTGCCGGGCAAAATCTGGACTTGGCTGCAAAATACCATTCAGAAAGTTATCTCGTTTGCCACGTCTCTTGCTCAAAAGGGACGCGAAGCAGCAACGAATTTCTTTAATGGATTCATCAATATCGTATCCGGGCTTCCGGGGCGAATGCTGCAAATAGGGTATGACATAGTTACTGGGGTTTGGAATGGTATCTGCAAAGCTGCAAACTGGTTCTGGACCCAGGTGACCGGATTCTTTAGCGGCATTGTGGACGGCGTAAAGCGGACGCTTGGTATCGGCTCCCCATCTAAAGTATTCGCAAAGGAAGTAGGACAGTGGATTCCTCCCGGAACCGGAGAAGGCTTCAAAGATGCTATGCCGGGGCTGCGGAAGACAATGACTGATGAAATGACCGGACTTGTGGATGATCTGCAGGCAACGGTTGATGTAGAAACAGGCAAGATCAGCTTCGACAAGACCGGAGCGCAGGAATATGAACGCGCAGAGGTTGAGCGCAGAAACAAGAAGTCCGTAAACGTAACAGGAAGCCTCGAAAGCGAGAGACCGATAGAGGTACACACAAATCTGTATCTCGATAAGAGAAAATTTGCACAGGAGATCACACCGTCGATCAACCATGAGCTGTATAAGATTGATGAGGCGGAGAATAACAGAGGAAGGGGGAACTGATCGTGAGCGAATCATTCCTTACCCGGCAGGAAAGCCGGAATAATGTGCACGCATACGCCACGTTGAACGGGACAAATCTTCTGACAACGTATGCGATGGAGCTGCAATCATACGATGTGGGGACCCCGAAGCCAGTAATCAGATTGATTGAGGTGCCGGGGAGACCCGGCAAACTGGATGCGACGCTGGCACTGAACGGGAAGGTGAATTACTCGACCCGTTCAGTATCGGCGACATTCCATATCCGTGATATCACATTTGACGCGTGGCTTACACTGCTTTCGAGCCTGTTTAAGCTGTATGACGGAACAGAATCAAAGCTGGTATTCAGCAACGACCCGAACTGGTATTACAAGGGACGCTTCAAAGTATCCCCGGCAAAGAGCAACCCGGTAACAGGAACGATCACGATAGAATGCAGCGATGCATTCCCGTACAAACTGGAATCAGTCACGGTCGAGGACACGATCAGCAGCTCGAAATATGTATATTGCACCGGGAAGGACTTCAATGGTGCGGTCACGATCTATGCGAGCGTGGCTATGTCCGTCACGTTCAGCGGCACGACATACCAGCTCAAAGCCGGGAACAATCTTATCCCGGAGATTCATTTTTCATCAGGCAGCAACTCCATGCGGTTCGTCGGAACCGGAACAGTGAGGATCACTTATGAGAGGGGGGTTCTGTAAATGTACAAAGTAACATGCCTCTACGGAGGCACGACATATGTTCTGCACGACCCCACATCGGATGTTCTGCGGATATATAACGATCAGATCGAGACGGAGGACAGCAAGCCGGGGAGCTTTCAGTTCTCCGTTTCTTATGACCATCCGCATCTTGATAAAATCGTCGGGCTTTCATCCGACATCCGGGTGTATGACGGGACGGAGGAAATATTCCGAGGTCGCCCGGTTGATGACGGCGAGGATTTGTACCGTGAGCGGACTTTCAAATGTGAAGGCGAGCTGGCGTTTCTGTATGATTCAATACAGCCGAGACGTGAGCTGCACAGCGTTTCGCCGCTGGCGTTTTTCACATTGCTGATAGATGAGCATAACAATCAAGTGAAGAATCGGGGTCCCATCGATAAGACATTCCGGGTCGGCATCGTGACAGTGACGGACAGCAATAATTCGCTTTACCGTTACACAAACCGCGAGACGACATACGAAGATATTATGGATAAGCTGATTGGTCGTCTCGGCGGTCATCTGCGCGTCCGGGTATCCGGTTCTTATCGTTATCTGGATTTGCTGGCGGATGTGGACACCGTGGGTGACCAGCCCATACAGTTAGGCGAAAATCTGATGGATTACGCCAAGGATACAGACTACACACAGGTAGCAACCGCGTGTATTCCGCTGGGGGCTTCTCTGGAAGAAACGGAGATTGCCGCACTGGACGCATACACCACAGTTGAGAGCGTAAATAGCGGCAGTGATGTTATTCAGATCACCGAGGCAGTAAACCGTTTTGGGTTCATCTGTAAGGTGGTCAGCTTTGATGATATCACAGTGCCTGCCAACCTGCTATCAGCAGGAACGAAGTGGTTGACCGACGGGCAGTATGCGGACATGACGCTCAATCTCACAGCAGTTGATCTTCATGGGCTGGGGTACAATGTCCAGCCGATCAGGACAAACACGAAGGTGCGAGTGTTGAGCCAGCCTCACGGCATGGACCGATTTTTCGAGGTGTCGAAGCGCACATATCATCTGTCGCAACCAGAGACGGATACGGTCACATTTGGGACGCGGATCAAACAGAGCTACACATCTTCATCCAGCAAGAAGGTTTCTGCCGTTACAAAGCATACGGAGCAGATCAGACAGAACATTGATTCTGTCATAGAAAAAGAGCGCGAGAATGTATCGAACATTATCAATCAGGCAACCCACGGTTATGTGGTAATGGACCCGAACGATGGACCGGAGCGCATCCTTATCATGGATACCAACAGCATTGATTCCGCACAGAAAATCTGGAAGTGGGACATGAACGGTCTGGGGTATTCCAAGAACGGCATAAATGGCCCGTGGGGCGTGGCGATCACGATGAACGGGCAAATTTCTGCCGACTACATCCTGACCGGGGAGCTGGACGCGAGCCTTATCAAAGTGGGGAAAATACAGGATGTAACGGGCAAAAACTATTGGAACATGGAGACGGGCGAGTTTTCGATGTCATCGGAAACAAAGATAGGCGACGAAACGGCAGGAAGCGTCATATCCCGTCTTTCGCAAGCAGAAGGACAAATCAGCTCGGAGGTAACACGCGCAGAAACAGCGGAAAATAGCCTTTATTCTCGCATTGTACAAACAGAAGGACAGATCAGCTCAGAGGTTTCGCGTGCAGAAACGGCGGAAAAAAATCTATCGTCACGTATTACACAAACAGCAGAAGCAATCGAAAGCAAAGTGTCAAAGGGCGATGTGGAATCGATCATTGAGCAGAAAGCTGATTCTATACGATTGAAAGCAGATAAGATATCATGGGATTCTACATATTCTTCCATGTCTAACGACGGGACGTTGAAGTGTCGAAACGCAAATATATCTGGAACAATAGATAATGTCAGCGGTGGCGATGGAGTTCGAGTTGAGTCTACTGGCGGCAACATCGTGTTCTATTACAACAATCAGGAGGCGGCACGTCTGCAATGGATATATGATAGCGCGGGTCGTTCTGGACTTCAAATCACTACAAACGGACTGCTTACTTTTCGCGACAACTACAACAACGAGACCGGATATACAGGTACTTTGCCGATTGGCGATGGCTACAACTACAGCATAAAGGTGCGGAACGGCATAATTACTGGATGGTCGTAATGGAGGATATGGCATGATTATCAATACATTTGATCTGGACATGACACCGGGCGGCGATCCGCTCCGAATACATCTAAATCAGAATGATGCAGATTTCACTCTGCGTTTCCGGTTGTTCTCGGACATCGGACAGTTGAATATCGAGAGCGGCACATCCGCTGCGATCAGGGGGACCACTCCGGGTGGGAAAGGGTACAACGCTTATGCGTCCATTTCCAACGGGGAGGTTTCTGTTACCGGGAATAAAAGTATGGCTGACGCACAGGGCGTGGGAGTATATGAAATCTGTCTCACGAAGAACGGCAGGGAGCTGTATAGTTCCAATTTCTTCATTGAGGTGGAACGCATAACAAAGGACTGAAAGGAGGAAATGCGGAATGATAACGTATGAATTTGACCTCGATATTGTCCCCGGTGGGAGACGTACCGAGGTCTGGCTGAACCAGTACGATGAAGATTTCGAGCTGAAAATCAACCTCATCGCACGACAGGGAACATTCACTGTTGAGACAGGAACGACTGCGGCTATCCGGGGAACAAAACCGGACGGCAACGGATTCTCTGCGGGCTGCACGTTGGAAGGAACGGTTGTCACGGTTACGGGAGATCAGCAGATGACCGTAGCAGCAGGCAAGGCGGCATTTGAGCTGACCCTTTACAGGAGCGGCAAGGAGCTGAATACAGCAAACTTTACAGTGTATATCGAACGCGCAGCACTGGATAAAGACACGGTTAGCTCCAAGTCGCAGACGAGGGAGCTTTCAGAGATCGAGGACAACGCGGAGGAGCTTCTCGCAGCGGCACGGACGATGGCGGAGGCTCAGGAGGCTTTTGAGCGGCTCTCTCAGGAGGCTGCGGACAGTGCGGCGGCTGCGAAGGAGAGCGAAGACAATGCTGCGGAATCTCTCGCGGAGATGAATCAGACCTTTGAGGATGACATGGACGCGATTGACGCGGCATATAACCGGACCATGACCGCCATCAATGAGAAGGCACAGGCTATCGGACAGCTCACAACCGACGCAGATCAAGTCGCAAAACAGGCTTTGGAGAAAGCCGGGAACGCGGAGAATGAGACGGCGGAGTTTTCCAACCAGATGGACAGCTTGAAAGCGCTTATCCGCCAGATTCAGCTCGAAGAAGCCGGGTTCTGCCAAGAGCTGGAAGTAGACAGCCAAGGGCTGGTTTACCTGCTGAATAACGGCGAGCGTATCGCCGGACCTTACGGACCGTTTGCTGGTTCCGGCGGAGGCGGAGGAGGCGGAAGCTCCAGCGGCAACAATGCTCAGATTATGGTGGCGAATGATACGGGCTGGCTTTCCACAACCATCGCAGACGGCGATTCTTGCCCGATTTCCATCACTTGGTCATCCATCGAGGATGAGATGCCTACTGGCGACGGAACCGCGAAAATCACGGTCAACGGCGCGACAAAGGCAATTCTGAACATCAAGCAGGGACAGGTCACGATAGACCTTGCCCGGTATCTGGCTGTCGGCACAAACGTCGTGAAGGTGAATATCGCGGACGTATACGAGAACAACCGGACCATCAATTTCAGCGTTCAGTGCATCAAAATCTCCATCAGTTCGACCTTCGATGCGACAACCCCGTATCAGGGAGCGATTTCCTTCCCGTATACCCCGGTCGGAAACGTCACAAAGACGGTTCACTTCATTCTCGACGGCAGGGAGATCGGGACGAACAATACCTCGGTATCCGGGCGGCAGATGTCCTACACGATACCGCAGCAGACCCACGGGGCGCATACCTTCGAGGCATATTTCGACTGCGATATCAACGGGCAGACGGTTGAATCAAACCACCTGTATTACGAGATCATTTGCTTCGAGGCGATGAATACCGAGAAGATTATCGCTTCCTCGTTCAATACCAAGACGACCGCGCAGTATACCACGCTCCATGTGGATTATACGATATATGACCCGTTGAGCATGACGGCGGAGGCGCTTATCTCCGTGAACGACAATCAGGTGGCGCGGCTGACCGTTGACCGGACCCAGCAGGTATTTACTTACAGGGCGGATGAAGTCGGCACACTGAAAATCAAGATCGCTTCCGGCAATGTATATAAGGAGCTGACGCTTACCGTCACGGAATCCGATATCCATGTGGAAGCCGAGACGGACCAGCTCAAACTCTATCTTTCCAGCTCCGGGCGCTCGAACAGAGAGGAGAATCCGGGGACATGGACATACGACACAGTTGAGGCGACATTCTCCGGTTTCAACTATGCTTCCGACGGCTGGCAGAACGACGAGGACGGCATTACGGTTCTCCGGGTATCCGGCGACGCGCGAGTAACGGTTCCGTTCAATATCTTCGCCTCTGACCTTCGTACTACTGGCAAGACCATTGAGGTCGAATTTGCGACACGGGATGTCATGAACTATGACAGCACCATCCTTTCCTGCATGAGTGGCGGCAGGGGAATTGAGATGTCGGCGCAGCTTGCCCGGCTCCGTTCCGAACAGTCCGAGATCAGTATGCAGTATAAGGAAAACGAACACGTCCGGCTGGCATTCGTGGTTGAGAAACGGTCGCAGAACCGCCTCATTTACATGTATGTAAACGGCATCATGTCCGGCGTGGTTCAGTACCCGGCGAACGACGACTTCTCACAGGCAAGCCCGGTCGGAATCAGCATCGGCTCGAATGACTGCACGATGGATATTTACTGTATCCGGGTATATGACAACAACCTCACGAGAAGCCAGATTCTCACAAACTGGATTGCTGACACACAGGACATCACGCAGATGCTTGCCCGGTACCGCAGAAACGGCATTTATGACGAATACGGGAATGTGGTTATCGCACAGCTTCCGTCGGAGCTGCCGTATATGATTATCGAGTGTCCAGAGCTGCCGCAGTACAAGGGAGACAAGAAAACGGTCGATGTCACGTATGTTGACCCGGTAACGAACTCCCGGTCCTTTACGGCGACGGGCGCACAGGCGGATGTGCAGGGTACTTCCTCACAGTATTACGCCAGAAAGAACTACAAGATCAAGTTCAAGAACGGCTTCCAGATGACATCAAGCGGAACACAGGCGGCGAAATATGCGCTGAGACCGGGCGCAATCCCGACGGCGACATTCTGTATGAAAGCGGACGTTGCATCATCTGAGGGCGCGAATAACGTCGAACTGGCGCGGCTGTACAACGATACTTGCCCGTACAAGACCCCGGCGCAGGAAGAGGACGCGGCTATCCGTCAGGGAATCGACGGTTTCCCGATAGTCATTTTCTGGTCGGATGGAGAAAACACGACTTTCCTCGGAAAGTACAACTTCAACAACGACAAAGGAACCGAGGAAGTTTTCGGCTTCGCGGAAGATGATGAGAGCTGGGAGATCAAGAACAATACATCCGACCGTGTTCTCTGGAAATCGGATGATTATGAATCTATGGGCGAGGACGAGGACGGAAACCCAATTGTGGCATGGCTGAACGACTTTGAGGCGCGGTTCCCGGATACGGACCCGGCTTATACGGACAGCACGCAGCTCAAAACCTTCGCGACGTGGATTAAATCCACAGATACGACGACGGCAACAGGCGCGGCGCTGCCGGAATCCGTGACATACGGGTCCGGGGCGGATGCAGTAACCTATACCAGCGATACTGCGGAGTACAGGCTGGCGAAGTTCAAGAATGAGATCGGAAACTATGTGGAATTGCAGTCGGCGATGTTCTACTACCTGTTCACTGAATTGTTCCTGATGGTCGATTCACGAGCAAAGAACGCGTTCCCGTCGTTCATGGGAAGTGAGGTGATTGGCGAATGAGCATAAAGAAGAAAATCGTATTCCTGCCGTATGACTTTGATACGGCGCTGGGAATCAACAACGAGGGTGCTTTGGTATTCTCGTATAATCTGGAAGATATCGACCAGCTCGCTTCCGGGGCGGATATCTTCAATGGTCAGCAGTCGGTCCTGTGGGTGAATATGAGAAAGGCTTTCTTCAATGAGATGAAAGCCATGTATCAGAATCTCCGCAGTACCGGGGCTTTGTCATATGATAAGGTCGAGGAAATGTTTGAGACGCATCAGGAGAAATGGGCGGAAGCTATCTTCAATGAGGACGCGTGGTTCAAATACCTCGCACCGCTCGTAGAAAGCGGAAGCGGAGCTTACCTTGCGATGCTGCAAGGCTCCAAGGCGGAACAGCGGAAGTGGTGGATGTATAACCGCTTCCGGTATATCGACAGCAAGTATAACGCCGGGGACGCGCTCTCCGACGTTATTCAGCTCCGTGGTTACGCTAAATCTAACGTTACAGTAACGCCATATGCGGATGTATATGCGACGGTCAAGTACGGTTCCTATTTGGTCCAGACCAGAGCAGCCCGTAATCAGGCATACACGCTGATTTGTCCGCTGGATAATGTAAACGATACTGAAATATATATCTACAGCGCGAGCCAGCTTGCGTCTGTGGGCGATCTGTCCGGCTTGAAGGTAGGCTATGCTGATTTCAGTATGGGAACCAAGCTGCAAAGCATCAAGATCGGCGACAGCGACAGCAATTACAGCAACGGCAACCTGTCGGAGCTGTACCTTGGCAACAATGTATTGCTGCGGACGCTGGATGTACGGAACTGTCCGAATCTTGGACAGGGCGATATGAAATCGGTCGATATCTCCGGCTGCAAGAATATCGAGAACGTATACTTCGACGGGACGACCATCACAGGCGTTGACCTGCCGAACGGCGGTATTCTGAAAGTCCTGCATCTGCCGAGTACGATCACAAACCTCACGATCAGAAACCAGCCCTCGATTACGAATCTCACGATTCCGTCATATGCGAACATCTCGACGCTCTGGCTCGAAAATGTCAGCTCTGCGGTGGATGAAAAGGCAATCCTCCGGGCAATCCCGGCTTCCTCCCGTGTGCGTCTTACTGGGATTTACTGGGAATGTACCGGAGCGGAAGAAATCGAAGAGCTGTTTGATATCCTCGATACCATGCGCGGACTTGACGCATACGGCGGCAACGAGGACACAGCGCAGGTATCCGGGACAATTCATACTAGCGCCATTACAGGCGCAGAAATCGCCGCGTTCAATGCGAGATACCCGTATGTGAACGTCGTGGCGGACCACACCACGAGCTACCTGTACTACTACAACTACGACGGCAGCGAACTCCTCCACACCGAGGCCATCCTCGACGGCGGCAACGGAACCTATTCCGCTACCCCGGCCAGAGCCTCGACAGCGCAGTATTCCTACAGCTTCGCCGGATGGAGCCGCAGCATGAACGCCACCACAGCGGAGGCGGATGCAAAGAACAACGTAGTGGCCGACAGGAACATCTACGCGGCCTACACGGCCACAGTCAGGACTTACACGGTAACGTGGAAGAACAGCAACGGCACAGTGCTTGAGACCGATAACAACGTACCGTATGGCACGACACCGACCTACAACGGCAGCACCCCGCAGAACCCGACATCGGGCGGCGGCTCGTTCCAAGGCTGGACACCGACAATCAGCCCGGTCACCGGGAACGTCACCTACACGGCCTCCTACATCGTCACCTATACGGTGTACTTCTACAACGGCTCCACACTGTTGCAGACGGTCACAGGAGTGCAGGCAGGCGGAACGGCGACTTATACCGGGGAGACCCCTGTGGACACGACGAACGGGTACGACTTCGACGGATGGTCCCCGCAGCCTACGAACATTCAAGGCAATACATCCTGCTACGCGCAGTTCAAAGCGCCGTGGGAGGAGGCTGAAATTTCCGATAGCTGGGATGCCATTATCGCAGCGGTCAACAACGGAACCTATGCCAGCAAGTACAAGCCCGGCAACTACAAGCCTCTTGACCTCGGCACGGAGGGCATCGTGAATATGCAGATTGTTGCCATGAACAAGGATGCGCTCGCCAGCGGCAGCGGGACCGCGCCTATCACATGGGTCAGCAAAGAGCTGTTGACTACCAGCCATCGTATGAACCCGGCCAGAGCCGCAGACCCGGAGGATTCTTCCAAGTATCAGGAAGGTACGGGAACCATCGGCGGCTGGGAAAAGACAGAGATGCGGAGCTGGCTCAAAGAGACCATCAAGCCGCTTATCCCGGCAGCGGTCTCGGCGGCCATCAAGCCCGTTACGAAGTACAGCCGGATTTACGACACTTCCAGCAGCGCGGTGAACAACGTCACCAGCACGGAGGACGTATGGATTCCGTCGGCCAGAGAGGTCGGCTTCACCGGGTACGAGACGGAGGGACCGACCTACGATTCTGCTTTCAACAGCAACGCGACCCGCGTCAAGATGAAAGTAGGCGCGTCCAGCGCCTCGTGGTGGTGGCTGCGGTCCGCTGACTACTACTACGCTTTCAGATATGTCGGTGCGGACGGCTCCAGCGGCTATGGCAACGCGACCAGCTCCGGGGCGGTGGCGCTCGGCTTCTGTATATAATCTGCGAATTCTTAATCTAGCTCCCTGCGTGGAGCTAGATAGGATTTGGCGGCATCCTTTTGTTTTTTTTGAGGGATAAAACATAATTTAAGGAGGATATCATTATGAAATTGCAATTGATTCTTAAAGATAGAACAGTCATTGACATCGCGGAGGCTGGGTACACGAAGCATTTTGTCGTTACCTGCGCGGATGCGGATGCGTTCAAAGAAATCTGGGACAAGATGACG